GTTGTCCCAACTAAACTTAGGCAGCGTGATCTTCTTTTTAGCCGCCTTAGCATAAGCCGTGGTCGTGCTATTGGCAGACGCAAGTTGCATTTTTAAAAGAACATTTGCCGCGTATTTGGGGTCTTCCGCCATGCGCTGCTTATGTTTGAAAAAAGACTTCAATTGCCGTTTTTCGTAAAAGTTTAATTCGCCTGGTTTTAAGTCTGGTGGTCCTACTGTCGTCAATTGAGACGACGTGCCAATGCCGCCGCGGCGATTATTTTTTGCCATATCTAAATCCATTTCAATCGTAAAGAGGTTTCCAACCTACCGCCAATCACAGTCGCCGTCAAGCGGTGTAAGTTTGGCGAGCGCGTAGCGCCCTCAAGGCGCGCAGCGCGAGCGGGGGGTAGTTCCCGAAGGGAACAGGGGGGTAACTTCCGCAAACAACCTCCGCAAGAATGTTTAATGTTTTCAGTGACATGGTTGCTCCACAAAATGCGGAACTAACCCTTGCGGAAGTAGGCAACCTCCGCAGCATATTAAAACACTGTTTTTATTCATCATTCTCGCGGAAGTTGGCAATTCCATCATTTTCAGACTTCCGCATATTTTCTGTGCCATTATGATACACATTGGACACTTTTAGCCCCTTTAATTTTGTGTGGGAATCTCTCTCTTCGTTCTTCCAGTAGCCCAAGTCTACAAACGCGCTGGCAACCAAAAGAGCATGTGTGTCACTCTTGATTCGTTTTTTAAGAACCTTGACAAGCCCCCTTGGGACGTATCTCGGCGTATATTTTGACTGAGACGAAATAGACCAAGGCTCACCCAAATTCCATGCCTCATTGGCCGCCTTAAGGATCTCGTCCCGCTCTGCCACAGTCATCTTCACGCCCGCCGCAAAGACGTATCCAGTCTCTTGCTGGCCACCAAAACCCAGATTAATTGTTGGCCTCTCTACGGCCTCTAGGATGGCCAGGGACGAGTGGAAGCCATCGACAGATACTTCCTTCAGGCGATACTCTAATTCCCATCCGTCGGGCGCAGACTTCATCTTCATGGCCTTTAAAATGCCAGTCTCTGAACCCTTCTCGCGCTCCAACATAACAATCGTATCTGCCGACCCCTCCAACACAGTTGACCCACGGAGAGCCCCATTGCCTCCACGGCTCAAGTGATGGACGAGGGCGGTCGTCGTATTGAACTGTTGTTGGACTTCATTTTCGGCCTTAACGAAGAGCGACATTTCTTTCTGGTTATTTTCGTCGGCGCCTGGAATGATCCTCGACACTGTGTCGAATACGACCATTATTGGCGCCTGCTTCATCCGTTTAATTTCCCAGTCTATCGTTCTGAGCAGCCTTGATCTGTCGCCACCCTCGATAAGGTTCATGGCGTCGGGTATGACGAGATAGTTCTCCTCGTCAGCCTTAACGCCGTGCAGGTTCTCATAGGCCGTCATACGAGCGTCGTGGTCGTGTAGGCCCTCTGTGGTAATGTAAATTATGGGGCCGTGGACATTGACCTTCCTGCCCAGAAACTCGTCCTGTCCCGTGCAAATGGCGAGACAGGCACCAATCGTATAAAAGCTCTTTCCGCATCCGGGCCAGCCGCTGATATAGTTTGAGCCATACCTCTGTAGTAGGCCCTCAATAATAAACTCTGCCGGCGGTAGGGCCTTTAAGTCTGAACGCCTTAAAACGCGAAAAAGACCTTCCGGGCGGGGGTCTTCACTTGCCGCGCCGTCATGGCTTTTATCCTCTTGCCCGCTCTGTGCCTTCTTAAACTCTGACTGGTAGTTTGTCTGAAACGTGTCCTGTTTTGGCGTCCACGGCTTTTGTGCTTCTTGGTGGATCTTCGTGTCCCACTGCCGAAGTGTCGCCTTCCATTTATGTTCAAAGAGCGACTTTCCGCGCCCCTCCTTCTCAAGCAAGACATGCTTCGGGACGCCTATTTCTTTCAGTCTCGTCTCGACCAGGTCGACGTATTCGTTAAAGCACCTGACCTTTGCCTCTTCAGCCTCTCTGGGATCAAGTATGGGACAGTCACGATAGAGATCCAGCATTGCCCTAAAGACCATGCGCGTCATGCGGTCTTCACGGCCGTCAGTAATCTTTCCCCACTCGTCAGTCTGATGCTGTGGCGTCTCCGTCCTTATTCTTTCTCCAGATTCGGTAATTGTGTGGCCGCCATATATCCTTGCCAGTTCATCAAGTTCACGGCACAGCCAATCGGGCGCTTCGGGTATTTCAACTGACCACGGCTCAAGGCCGTCTATCCATTCATAGTTATTTCCCGATTCATGTATTGACGGGGCCATTACTGCGAAGCCGCCCTGGCCTCTAATATCTACACCAATTGACGTTTTGATTGTTGGAGGCGTCCACCCCTTGGGCGCCCTAAAGAGCATCTGTATGCCGCCGCCGCCAGTTCTCTGGGTAGGCGCTTCAACAATTACACCGGCGTTGTTGTCTGCACAAATTCCATCGAACCACAACTGGGCCTCGGAGTTTTTGTAGGTGTCGAGATCAACAATAAAGACGCCCCCAGAACACATGCCAGAAAGGATACCAATATTAGTGACCCTGGCACTTGACCCTGTTCCGAACCATTCATTGTATTGCTCCATTGTTGCGAGTGAGGTTGTAAATTCTTTCCACGAAGTAAGCGCGGGACGTTTCCAGTTTTTGCCGCTTGATGGCGACATAGCTGGAACAACTTGCAAGCCTAATTTGCGGTAAAGCTCTGCATATTCGCTGACGCCAGCGAACTCGTCGTCAAAATCTATTAACATGGGGTGTGCCTATATATTGACAGTTAAATTATAAATATCGTAAGTTGAAAAAGTTGCCGCATGACATGGTGACCTCCCAACTTAACGACGCCTAACTGGCGTCGTTTTTTTCTTCTATAAACTCTTTAAGTTTTCCCTCATATCGATACCATGACCCCTTGTGACGATATCCAGAAAACTTTCTCTTTAATTCTCTTTCAATGTGATGATTGCCACATATTTGAGATAAGATAGATAGGCCAAAGGGATTACTGTATTCCATATCTCTCAACATCCATCTTGGGTGAACAGACCTTGCAATTTTTATGTAATTTTCGCATTTGATGAAAAAGACATATTCAATTTTTAATTTCTTCTGGGGCATCTTCTTCGTCTTTCTTTTCAAAACGCCATTGCTCATGCTTCATTCGACGTATCATTGATGCGGTGATAATGCATATTTCTTCTTCGACGTAATCTGCTATTACATCAAAGGCATCCATCCAACCGCGTTCATATTCTTCTGATTTCATTTTATTTATCCTTCACATCAAACTGAGACTTATATCCATACATCGCAATAAGGGCTGATTCAGCCCTACCGTCATGCTTCTTCAATTTAAACTTGTCACTGTCTGGCCAAAGCATACGCGCCATGTCTAGTGATTCATTTTTGTCTTTGCTGAGCTCCAGTGCTTTCTTCCACCGTTGCGGGCTCACCAATGTAATCGGTATTCCACACGCAGCGACCACGCCTCTAACCACGCCGTAGCTGCAGCCGAAGTTGAAACTACTGGCAACACCTTGCCCGCTGAACGAGTGAACGGCCTCGATGAATGCAACGTCTGGATTATACTGACGAATGATTTTAGCAAGTTCGTAGCCATCGGCTGTTTTTCCATCTATTGGCATGTCGTGAATACCGACAAGCATGGGATGCGAAGGGAAGTAAAATGCGCAGGCCCCTGTGAGTCCGGGGTCTACGCCAAGTATGCATTTATAAGTCATTTATCCTCTTTCGGCCTTATGGCTGTCTCTACAATTTCAGCGCAGTCCCGCAGCATCTTTGCAAATGCAACTGCGCTTTCTTCGCTTTCTTTTTGCAAGTAGCCGTCCCTTTCACATCGGTCTAAAATGTCTTGTTGAATTACCTTCTTAATATCTATTTCGCAGTCAAAGCCGTCTTCGCAAAAATCTTCAAAGACAATGGTTAACATTTCTGGATCAGTATCAAATCTCCAAAAATGTCCCCTCAACCCTTGCTGTAATGATATTGTTAAAGACTCAGACGCAGCTTGCCGCGCGTAGTCTGTTATGTTTCCAACTTTTGCAGATAATTTTTCAAATTGTTTTTCTATTTCTTTTTCAATGTTATGTTGCATTTTCTCAAATGCATCGTCCAATAAGCTCTCAGTCTTTGGTAGGCTCCATTTAGTTAAGTCTATCTTGCCAGTAAAACGGAAGCCTTTTTCATTCGTAATCATATCAATCTCCATATTTAACGAAGCCACGAACCTACCCCGCAACATTAAAATTTGTCAATAAACATTTTGAGGGGGCTTGACACCACATAACCACCCTATATGTTGTAGTCTCAAATCGAAATTGAGGTATACATTGATAAGCAACGACCCATTTGCCGCGCACGGTATTGAGCATCTATCGCCATCGACATGTAATTTGTTTGAGGCGTCTCCAGCCGCGTTTGTTCTTAACAAAGTATTAAAGCGTGGCGGGAAGGTGGGTGCCGCGGCCTACCGTGGGACGGCCGTTGAGAAGGGGATTGAGCATGGCCTCATTACGGGCGCTTCCGTTAAAGAATGCATTGACGTGGCGAAGAAAGAGTTTTGGAGCCTCAATGCCTTATCGTCCGATCCACGTCGTGAAAAAGAAGAGGGGTCTATTGCAGACTTTGTTTCGGTGGGTTTGGCCGAATTACTACCATATGGCAAACCCTCATCGACCCAGATTAAAATACAACACAACTTTGATGAAATTGCAGTGCCGTTCGTTGGCTTTTACGATTTCCTGTTCAAAGATAAAATTGTTGTCGACCTCAAAACAACACACGCCCTACCCAGTAAGATCAGCGCAAAACATGCGCGACAAGTAAGTCTCTATGTTGCCGCCGTTGATGGCGCCATTGAGGGGCGTGTAACATATGTCACGCCTAAGAAGTCTGCTACTTATGTGGTAGACGCTGTTGACGAGCATTTAAAGGCTTTGAAGCGTATAGGAATGACGATTCAAAGGTTTCTGTCTTTATCGACAGACCCGCAGGAGCTTGCGTCTTACGTTGTTCCAGACACGAGCTCTTTTTACTTTAACGACGACGAGGCCAGACAGGCCGCGTTCGAGATATGGGGAGTTTAATCATGGGCAGCGCAATACCGGCAATTCAGTTTGGTTACTTGACGTTAACAAATGACGTCGATGATAAAATTCTCATTAAGGCAAATAAAATTACTGCCATTGAGCCTTATGAATCTGATGGGGGTGCTCCCTTTCAAACAGTGATTTATGCCGGCGAAGAAGATAGTTTTCAAGTCGTTCAATCTGTTGAGCAAATCTTGTCTCAGCTTGAGGGCGTTCACCCTTCACTTCGCTAAAAGAGATTCCCCGCAATGGGGAGAGGCTTGCGACAGGCCAGACTGTCGCGCAATGGAGAAGTAATATGTCAGCATTTGGTGGATTTTTTGATGGTGTTGGCACTGGCGGCGCTGACTTTTTGCCTATCGTTAAATTTGATTCGCGCAGCGGGCGTATTTCGCGCCGCGACAGAGCTAACGGGGAGACGACTGAAGTTGATATCACAAAAACCTTTAAGGCGATCATCGATTTCCCTAACGTCGAAGTCGGATTTATTAACTTTGCTACCGGGGGCGCTCCAGACTTTCGTATGGTTCGTCTCTCCGACGGTGTGTCTATTGATAATCCTGGCGACGGTTACAAGCGCGGGGTCCGTTTCGTTGTCAAGTTATCAAAAGAGTGTGGTGGTGACGTCCGTGAATTTGCCAGCAACGCAGCTGCATTTCTTGACGGCGCTAAAAAATTAGCCGACGCATATAATGAAGGTGTAAAGTCAAACCCAGACAAATTGCCAGTAGTTGTATTAAAGGACGCCGTGGCTAAGACATCGGGAGAGGGAGCCCGTAAGTCGACGAATTATGTTCCTGTATGGGAGATCACTGGGTGGGTGCCGCGTCCCTCTGATCTGACATATAGGCCTCGTAATTCGTCGACGTCTTCTTCTGAAGTAACAGCGGCTGCTACGCCGCCCTCAACTGGCTCAACAAAGGTATCTGCGCCAACTGAAGACTGGGCAGATTTTGGATAATAACAGTTAGGTGGAATGACCCGCCTAATGAGAGATGCGGGGTAACTTGCAAAGCCGCTCCGCATCTCAACATACACAAGGATGGACAATGAGGTTTCTAATTACACTGAATATGCCTAGCGCCAGCGGTAATTTGGTTCATCAATTGAATGCCGAATATCCGGTAAACAGCTTGGAGGAATTTGTTGAGGCGCTTACGACGAATGATTTTGTTGTTATTCAGGAGTTTTACAGAGACCAAACTACGAAAGAGGACTACAGTCGCGGCCATGTGGCCATTAATCATCGATATGTAGGAAAGATTAAAGTTCTTAACGCAAACCCAGAGAGATTGACATGAAATATGATATAGCATTGAAGACAGCAATTGGATTGCTAAGAGACCGTGGCGAACGGTATGGCGAGCCCGACGCATGTTTTACGCGCATTGCTAATTTGGCGTCTGTATTTTTTAATCGCACAGTCTCTGAATATGAAGTCGCAATGATGATGCACTTCGTAAAGCTTGGACGCGCAATGGAGACGCAAGACTACGTCGATAATTACATTGATGGGATTAATTACTTGGCGTTTGCCACACAATTTTCTGGCGCGTCAAAGACAGACCCAGTAACGACCCCTGATGAAGTCGGTATTCGTGGCGCATCTATGCCATCTACTATGTCTCACTTTGCGCCAAAGCGCAGCCCAAAAGCGATCAGCGAGGACGCCTTGCGCCAGGCAATGGATGCCGTGTCTGCTGAACTGGACGTGGTAGAGAACTAATATTGGGGGATTAATTTCCCCCTTATTTTATTGAGGCGCAACAATGAAACGAATTAAAGTTATTGATATTATACGCCAAGAGTCAGAACGAACTGGCATATCAATTGAGGACATTCTAAGCCATAAGCGAACAGCTGAACTGTGTCATCTTCGCCACTATTGCATGTGGCGCGCCAAGATCGAAACCGGCCTGTCTTATCCTCAAATTGGCAGAGCCTTTGGCAATAAGGATCACACCAGCATTTTGCACGGGGTAAAGAAAATTGAGGCAATGCCGCTCGAAGAACGCCGGTGGGACCCTACTAAACGAAAGTCGTCTGACGCCGATTCCATAGAAGTTAAATCTTTCATTATTGACGCACCTAAAGTAAAATTCCCTATTCAGCCAATATACAAGGTCGCATAATGGACGAAAAATTCTATAGGTATGTGCCATACGCCAAAGAGAAGGCCTATGAGGCGATTGGGTGGGAGTTTGAGTCTCCACTGCCATTGCCGCACGCCTGTTACGCCAGCCTATATGTGTGGCGGGGTGAGGGGCCGCCTATAGATCCAGTTTTTGAAATTAGCGTCTATCCATCGAAAAAGGAAAAGGCTGATGAGTAATATTTTTATACCAGCTTACTGGCCGCTATTTACAACACATGAACTGCGGCGCTTTGACTATGTTGCAAAGGGCGTCCCTAACTTTACGTCTGTGTTTAGTTACGACGCGGGCAGCGCGTCTATGCTTTATAATAATTATGATTCAAATAATATTTGGCTCAATCGATGGTATTACCAATATAGGACCGGCTTTGGGATA